TGCATATTCACTCACCCGACGCTCGAAGAAGTTAGTTTTTCCCTCAAGGCCAAGCATTTCCATCCATGGGAATGGGTTGTTTGTATTATAGACTTTTGCGTAACCAAGATCAGTTAAAAGTCTGTCGGCAACGAATTCAATGTAGCGACTCATTGTGTCAGAGTTCATGCCAATTAGACTCACAGGCAGAGCTTCACAGACAAAATTCTTCTCAATGTCTACTGCTTCACAGACGATTTGTTGCACTTCCTCTGTAGAAAGCTTATCGAGAATGTGGTTTCGGTAAACCTTAATTGCAAAATCAGTGTGAGCAGCTTCATCTCTAGAAATTAACTCGTTAGAAAAAGTTAGGCCTTTTAAACCTTTATCGCGATGTTTGAGCCAAAAGATACTACAAAAAGAACCACTAAAAAAGATGCCTTCAACGCACGCAAAAGCAATCAGTCTTTTTGCAAACGAATCTGCTGAATCAAGCCACTTCAGTGCCCATTCGGCTTTTTTACCAACAGTAGGAATCGTGTCAATTGCCCGCAGAAGCTTAGTCTTCTCATTGGCATCTGAAACATAAGTGTCAATTAGCAAAGAATAAGTTTCGCTATGAATTGTTTCCATTGCAGCCTGAAAAGTGTATGCTGCTCGAGCTTCTGGATACTGTACTTCGTTAGCAAAACGATAGCACAAGTTTTCATTAACAATGCCATCTGATGCTGCAAAGAAAGCCAAGATATGCTTGATGAAATGGCGCTCATCGTCATTTAGTTTTTGCCAGTCTTTTAGATCTTCGCCGAGATCAATCTCCTCAGCTGTCCAAAAGGAGGCTTCTTGTTTCTTAAATTCTGCCCACAAATCATCGTGAACAATTGGGTAAATTACGAACCGATCTGGGTTCGACTGCAAAATTGGTTCTGTCATGCTGCTTCTACCTCATCTCCCATGGCTTTTACTTCGCGCCACTTTTTACGCAACGCAGCTTTTGCCTCGCTGTTAGAAGCTTCAGTAGCTTCGTTTAGAGACATTGCAGTTTCGTCAAGAATGCCAAACATTGACATCGATGTGTCAATTGTGATTGGAAACACAATGCCGTCTTTGCCAGCTCTATTTTTGGCAATAAACAGTCGGCCGATGCCTGTTGATTTTTCAGCTGCTTTTCTGGATAGACTAATAACAACATCTGCAACCATCGCCTTTCCGTAAGCTTCTGACATATTCTCCAAACCAACAATGTCCGACTGTGCGCTGTCACGATTTGCTTGTGACGCAGTCCAAATTGGGATATCCAGCTCCATTGCTAGATTCCTCAACTCTTCATAAATAAGCTTAAGCTCATGTCGCAAGCTATCATAAGAGCGAGTAGACTTCATAATATCTGCGTAGTCAATGATAATGACGTTAGGCTTGAAGCCTTTCAGAGACAATTTTTCAATGTGGTTTCTCAGGGTAACAACGCTAGCAGAGCCAGTCGGATATTCTTTAATGATTAGTCGGCCTAAATCTTTATTTTGATAAACGTCTTTGACTAAATCTTTGCTGTCCTGCACATCATTACTTGGAATGCCACACAAGTTAGAATCATATCGAATGCCGACTGCAGTCTCAGTTAGCTCAAATGTGTAGTGAAGAACGTTTTTGCCGGCACGCATGGCGTTTGCACCAACCGCAACAAGCCAGTGTGATTTACCTACGCCAGTATTTGCTGTGACAACACCGATCTCACCACGGCCCAAGCCGCCTTTGAAAATGTCTTTCTTGTCTAGTCGGTCAAAGCCAGTTGGCACAGCATTGCGATTGATCTTGACGAATCGAGCCTCAATGTCCTCGAAGAAATCGTGACCACTAGAATTCTGCATGCCGATAGAGACAGCATTCTTCATTAGGTCGATTACTTGCTCAAAGTTTTCGCCTTGAATCAAATCCACAGATTTCTCGAGTGCGCCTTTGAAAGCTTGGCGCTTACAGAAATCTAAAGTCTTGTCTTTGACGTAGCCGATGTCTCCCGGATTGGGATTAGCTTTGACTCGCAAAAGAAACTCGATGATCTGATCTCGAAGTACATCGTCACTGCCATCAGAAAGCTCCTCTTTGATAACTTGCACTAACAAGCCAAGAGTCGGAAAGCAACGATATTTCTCGTAGTAAGCAAAGTACTTCTCTGTCAAAAACTGCAGATAATCTACATCAAAAAAGTTAGGCCGCATGACCTCTACCATTTGACTAGACCACTGTTTATCAGAAATTAGACCCTGAAAGATTTTTTCCTGGAAGCTCTTTCCATATCTAGAAAAGTGGTGCACTTCGCTGGAATTTTCGATTATTTGCCTCAAAAATTGGTTTTGAATATTCATCTATACCTCACGGAATTAATTGCAACGAAGTGTCTACTAATATCAAATGATTGCATGCCATGCTGTGCCATCATGCGCAACAATGCCATTTTATTGGAATTTCCAATATTTTCAAGTTGATCGCTAATTTTTTTGACCTGATCTGCTGCCAAGTTTTGTGTGTCTAAGTGCATCAGGCGCCAGTTTTGCTGAGCCATTGTGCCGGCTTCGGCAATTGCTTTAATCGTCTTGCCTTTGTTTTTTACAGACAAAAACCGTGCATGTTCCACTACGTCTTGACAAGAGTGGAAATCAGATTCAGCCAGAAAAGGAAACCAACGAGATATATTCTTGAATCCTGCTCCTTTGATTCCTGACACGTCGTCACTCGAGTCTCCTATGAAACAGCGCGCAGTCACAAAGTTAGTTGGGTGAATGCCAAATTTTTGCAGGACTTCCGAAGTATCAATTACTTTCTTTTGACCAGGCGAATATTGCAGAACGCTTTCGCCTATTAGTTGATACAAATCTTTATCAGAAGACACGATCATAATAGGAGATTTTAGAATATCGTATCTTACCAAATAACCAATAATGTCATCAGCTTCACAGTTTTTGACATAAAGCTGAGTCACTGGCAGATGACCAAGAGCTTTGACTAGCATATTGACTTGCATCGTATGGTTGGTTGCTGTAGCTGGAATATCGTTCTCATAGTAACGATTCAATGCAGCCGGCCGTCTGCCAGATTTATACGAGCCCATGATTGCTCGGCGCCTATTGCTGCCTCCAGATTCCCAGACTACAATAATGCGCTGCGGTGAAAATTTTTCACAAAGCAACCCCAGACCTTTGATGAAGCCTACAAATCCGCCGACGTGTTCTCCATTTTCGGACATCGACGGATTTGCGCAAAAATGTCTCATAAAGACATTCAGGCCATCAACAAGAAGAACTGGCTTATCGATAGCAGTCTCCTTTTTCATTCAAAAACTCCAAGAAATCAAATGTCTAGATCAGCTAAAGCTTCTTCCATATCATCTGCAACAGCTCTTACTTCTTCGTAAGATTCAGTATCGATGTCAATCTCATCAGGATCTTTCATTTTCTTTACGAAAGCCTGTTCTGTCAAATCATCGAGATATTGCTTGTACTCTGGGTCTGCCAAGACTTGATCAAAATCAGCCTTATAGAACTTCTTCTCTACAACGACCTCTCCAGTTTCAGCATCGCTGACCAACAATGTCTTCCAAGCTCCGGTGCCTGAGATTGCAATGGTTTTGCCGTTGACTGTAGTTTCGCCAGCCTTTCGAAGAACGTCAAACAACTGCTCGTGCTCTTTGATACCCACGCCAAAGTGAATCTCGAAATTACAGGTTCTAAAAGGCGCAGAGACTTTATTCTTGATAGTCTTAGCAGAAACGTTGATTCCAATTACTTCTTTGTCTTTGTTGGTAATTTGTTGTCCTGCACCCAGTTTGATTCGTACAGACGAGTGAAAAGGGATTGCCTTACCGCCGGGTGTAGTAGTAGGATCTCCATACATGACTCCAATTTTAGTTCGAATCTGATTCAAGCAAATCATCAAAACATTTTGGTTTGCAATCACGCCTGTGATTTTTCGCATGCCTTTTGAAATTGCTCGAGCTTGCAAGCCGATAGTTTCTTTGTCGTAATCGCCAATCAACTCTGCTTTAGGAGAAGTTGCTGCGACAGAATCCCAGATAATCGTGACTGGAACATCTTTGTCCATTGCTTTGGCTTTTAGAATTGTCGATTCAGCAATAGCCAAAACCTCTTCGGTACAATGAGTATCGACATAAACGAATCTTTTACTAATGTCAACGCCTAGTAAAGAAAGGTTTTCTACGCTAGTCGCATTCTCCGTATCGATGTAAACAACAATGCCGCCCATATCTTGCGTAGACTTTGCAATCTGAATTGCGATATGCGACTTGCCAATAGATGGAGGACCAAAGATCTCTACGATTCGACCTTCTGGCATACCGCCATCTCTTCGGTTAGAAATAATATAATCGAGCTGCGTTGATCCTGTTTTGATCCAGCGCTTGACGTGCGTCGGAGAAACATCGTGCTCGAGATTGTAGGCGATCTTCGATCCGTGATCCTTGTTGATCGACTTGATCAGATCTTCTGTGAAGCTATCCATTGCGTTATTTTTCTTTTTTGCCATCTATCAAACCTCCTGAGTGATTATAGAACTAGAAAGGCTATTAAACAAAACTGGGCCGCACACTTTTTGCATGCCGCCCAGTTCGTTCTCTATAGTTTTAGAGAATTAGAGATTTTCTAGATCCGCAAAAGCGTCGTCCAAGTCTTTCATTGTTGACGTATTGCTGGTGGAACTAGAGCTGCTAGTCGACTCTGTATTGTTAGACGAAAAGCCACGAGTTGACCCGTCGTCGGCATTTGGATCCTCAAGCCAAGTATTGATGATTTTCTCAAGCTCATCATACGACTTGCAGGTGTACATTTCATCCAGGTCAGGAATGTTGCTAGTCCACTCTTTGATCTGCTTCTTATCGGTCGATAGTGCAGTCGACTTAGGTCGAGGACGAACTGACGTCTCAGCCCACATACGACCAGGCTGCTTGGTGCAGCTAACCTTGATGTCAAAGCCCTCGTTGAGATCAGTAATGTCGCCATAGTCAGCATCAAGCATGATCTTTAGCAGATCCTGATAAACGGTCTTGCCGAAAGACCAGAGTCGAACGCCCTTGTCTTCCTCGCCTCGAACGATAACTGCTGCATAAGATCGCATCTTAGGATAGAGCTTCTTCGCCAGCTCGTAAGACTCTTTTGAATCATCGCTGCGAAGCTTAGTAATGAGCTCCTGGAACGGATCAGGCTTGCCAAACTGGTAAGGGGCAAGTAGGCCTGGGTTATTGCCGATATTGTAGTAAAAGTAGC